GTCAGGAAAGTGAAAGAATTTGTGGTAAGGGATAACTCAATCAATATGACGGAAAAACCTGACTGCATCATTTATGGTGCCGCCCTCGGTTTTGTGGCAGACATGGAGAATGAGTTGTCTTTGTTGAGTGAGATGACCTCAGTGGTAGGAAGGTTTCAAGATAAACACAGTGATGCGTTAAACTTCAAACCGTTGCAAGTTGGGTGGTTCTGGAACTTAGTGTTCGGGACCCTCGGCGTGGCATCCGCCATGAGGAGGCAGTCATTAGACAAAACACTGCTAGCAGCCCAACTTAGGGCGCATGATAGTCTAACCCACGGGGGTGATGTCTCGGGAGTTGTTTTGCCCGGTTATGAGTCAAATAGGAATAGTTCTCCGCCGCTTATCGGCAAGTTCAATTTCAGTTATAACTGGCGTAAGATGAGGACCAAAGGAGCACACCTGTGTGGGGTGGGCGTGGCAAGCTGTATTCCGGTTGTGAGTAGCGACACACCAATTAATGAAGAGCGAGCCGTCATTCAGCGCTGTCTCAGTCCTAAGTTGGAGACGAGTATGGAGTATTGGTATGAAATAGGAGATATACTGAACACGGAGCTATTGCCCATGAAGGTGGTTCGACCTGTCGACTTTGAAACCTGGAATCGCAGGTTCAAGTTGAACAGACAAAACAGCCAGAGACGTGCCTTAAACATGTTCTTGGCTTGTCCCAATGTCGTATCACTAAAGAAGGCCTGTGTAAGGAAAACTTTTATAAAACGTGAAAAACTGCTGAAATCTAGTCCAAGTGGCGTTGAAGATTTCGACCCTAGGGTTATCCAGGGAGTCGGAGACTTAGCGAACGCATTGCTAGGACCTTGGATGTACGCTTTTAGCAAGTGGCTCATGTCTGTATGGGAGGTGGGCAATTGTATCACCTACGCTGCAGGATTAACCGCCGAGAAGCTGGGGGCTTGGATGGACAAGTGCATAGAAGACGGGTTTTGTTACTTCAAAGAAAGTGACTTTTCCCGGTATGACATGTCACTTGGCAAAGAAGCCTTACAAGCAGAGCAATTGGTTTATCGATGCAGAGGTGTCAACCATTGGGCTCAGCTGGTGCTTGAGGAGCAAATGTATGTGACGGGTATAACTAGTCACGGGCATCGATACTGCCGTTGCGGCGGTCGATGTTCGGGGGACCCCAACACATCATGTGGCAACTCTATGCTAACGGCTGGGTCGAGTGTTTGGGTGCTCAGACAATTAAGTGTCTACGAGTATAGAATGATAGTTCTAGG